CCTTGTCAACGTCCGCTGTGCGGTGACTTACCAGACAGGACTTAATAGAATGTGGACTCGTAGGAGTCGCTTTGATTACTATTGGCCGTCTTTTGCTAACCTTGGCGAACAGCCAGTGTATAAGAGAGAACTCCATCTGACTGGTACTGAGGACTATTCAGATCCAGAAGATTCAAAGTGGAATGATGTCTTTGGTTACAACGGCCGTTATGATGAATACCGTTACATACCAAATTTGATAACTGGCCATTTTTGTTCCAGGCATGCACAGTCACTTGACTTCTATCACTTTTCAGAAGAGTACGGATCAGTGCCGTCGTTAGGTCAGACATTTATGGAAGACCAGTCTGACGAGTTGATTGAGCGACTCACCCATTTTTCAAAAGATGACATAATTGAAGGTGGAGTTGTTAAAACTCACGGTGTTGCTCAGTTTCTCTTTGACTTTCTCGCAGATATTTCTGCGACAAGACCAATGCCGGTTTACCCGGTTCCAGGATTGATTGATCATTTCTAATGTAGAGCCGGGGTTTAGCCCCGGTATTTTATTAAACGAAAAAAAGGAGATAAAAAATGGCTGGATATTGGGCTGATATTGCAAATGTATCATTGGATACAGGATGGAATATATTTAGTGCATTACGTGATTGGGATAGATATAATCAACATAAGGATAGAGAAGATACAGCTGTACAAAGGAGAATGCAAGATTTGAAAATGGCAGGCATAAATCCTCTGCTTGCTGGCGGTCAAGCTGCAAGCTCAACTCCTGTTTCAGCCAGTTCTTTTTCGTCAACTGGTGGAGCTAAACAGAATTACGCTCAGCTTGCCTTGGTAAAGAGTCAGATAGCAAAGAATAAAGCTGATGCTCGTGCATCGAATGCAGCTGAGAGAAAACAATTGGCAGAAGCGAGTTTGTCTGATACTATGCAAGGCAAAGTAAGAGCGGAAGAAGAGTTGTTAAAAGGTCAATCATCTATGATAGAAGTGGAGAAAGATTATAGATGGCAGCAAAAAAAATTGATTGATTCGAATATAATGTTAGGTAAGTCACAGCTGGCAACTGATGCGCTTACAAGACAAAAACTTCATAAGGAAATCGGCAAAATTAATGAAGAGTGGAATAACTTGATCCAGGATTGGACGAGAAAAGGCATTGAACTTGACAGGATGATAAAAGTTGAAGAGTTTATTAAAAAGTATCCGAAACTTGGAACACTTTATTTAATGTTAGGTCCGACTGGAAGCGGAATGGCTATCCATGGAACTATGCGCTCTGGCGGAGATATTGTAAAGACTATCTTGGACCATTTACCACCTGATCTCTTAAAAAAGAAAAATCCAATTGGTTTTGGAAAAGGATGAGATTCCCGTAAGTAAAGTTAAAAAATTGAAAAAAAGTATTGACATCTTATTTAAAAAGTGATATATTATATATAGTAGGTGACACCAAAGAAGGAGAAGAAGGTATGAGAGAGTACATGAATTATCTAAGTCATTTCTACGATGAAGGTTCTTACGCAGAAGATTTACCTCCAAAACAGAGAGTTTACACTGAAACGGAGATGCAGAGAGCTCTTTCAAAAGCACTGATATATCACGGGATTTACTCGCATTTAGATCCTCGTTACGACAAAAAAAGAAACATTGACAAAGGAGAAGAGAAATGAAGAACTTATGTAGAAAGATATATAATAAATATTTTTGTGACGAGTATGGAAATAGATGGCAAGTACATCCTGACTTGTTATGTGTACATAGAAATAGAGTTATTGAAGATTTTCCTGAGACAAGAAAATGGCCGATAGAAGGAGAACATACTGACCGGTTTGGATATGTACTTAATAATGGAATTTATTTGTTTCCGAATTTCGATCATGAAAGTCCGGCGTTTACGGCTATTTAATGACGTAAGCGTAACCCATATAAACAGTTGACAGAGAGGAAAGCAATGAGCAGGAGAAAGAAACTTTCGAATAGAAAAAGTAAGCGAATATTTGCTGCAGGTAACAAAGCAGTTGTAAAGAATGTGAAGCCACAATCTCAGAGAGGTGGTTTTCGTCTGTAAGCCAAAATTGTTGTTTGCTGGGATGAAGCAAAGGTAGGAGCCTCTCCCCCCACTGGGGGGAACTGCGATAGCAGTTAGGGGGGTATAAGAAGCAAAGTCCTTTAGCCTTGTGAACGCTAGAAAGTTTATTATGAGTTGTTATCATCCGGTGTCTGCGTGGTTTAGCAATGAAGTTAATCCAAGTGGAAAACGAAGTTTAGTATTTAACGTGAAAGAACGTTATAAAGGTGACGACCCTCGTTACGACAAGGAAATAAAAATTCCTTGTGGAAGATGTGTCGGATGTAAAGGTGACAAACAGAAAGAATGGGCAGTAAGAATTCTTTCTGAGCAGATTACTAATGAGAACTCATACTTTATAACGCTGACATATAATGAAAAATATCGTCCAGTAAGTGAGAGTGGATTACCAACCTTAGATAAGAAGAGATTTCAAGATTTTCTAAAAAGACTTCGTAAGAAGTTTGGAAAATGCAGAATCCGATTTTTTCAGTGTGGAGAATATGGTGAAAAAGGAACTAACCCACATCATCATATGATTCTGTTTGGACCATTATTGTATGATAATGTTGAGATAACTTACTCTGAAAAAACAGATTATAAAATGTATATAAATCCCAGGATTCAGGAAGTTTGGTCTGATCCGGTAACTCATGAAAGTTACGGATTTCACACTGTCGGTGCCCTTACGCCTGAGTCTGCGCTATATTGCGCGAAGTACGCAACAAAAAAGTTATATGGCGAACTGAGAGATAAGGTATACGGAGATAGAGTTCCCGAATATGCAACAATGTCGAACCGTCCAGGTCTTGGACACGATTTTATAAAACGATATTATAAAGATGTATACAACCAAGACAAATTTGTCGTGAAAGATGGATTTGTTGTGAGACCGCCAAAGTTTTATGATGAATTTTATAAAAAACATTTTGATGAGCATTTTGAGGAAATTCAACTGGAAAGGAGAAACTACGCAATCGAACATGAGGAGCCGGATTGGCAACGGACACTTGCCAAAGAACAGTATAAAAAACTATTATCAGACAGAAAAAAGGAGAAGTTTAAATGAAAAAAGTATTTGTGATAAAAGATGAAAAAAGTGGAGCACACTACGACCCGTTTACTATGTCAAACACCATCGACGCTCAACGTGCCTTTATGCAAGGTATGAAGAGTGAGAAGTCGATAATCTCTCAGTATCCTGAGGATTTTAACCTGTATTTCATCGGCGAATTTGACGAGATGAGTGGATTAATCAATCCGCAGGCGCCAGTTCTTATCCTAACTGGTAAAGATGCGAAGGATTCTTTGAAAAAGGAGTAGAAAATGCTTGTTGCGAAAAAACAATACGATTTTACAACTCATGTGCATCCAGTGATTGATATCGATCCTGCTGAAGATCAAACTCAGCAACATTTTGAACGTGAGACTAATATCAATTCTATAGTTTCGCGGTATCAGAAGACTGGAGTTCTTCCGACTGCATTAATCAGGGAAGTACAGTTCGGTGAAGTTGGACCGGATTTAGTCCAGTCGCTGAATAAAATAAAGGCTGCGAAGGAGAAATTTCAAATGCTGCCGGCGAAGATTAGAGAAGAGTTTAAAAATGATCCTGATCAGTTCATGAGATTTCTGGCAGATCCTCATAATTATGAGAAGGCGAAATCTCTCGGAATTGTTGAGGAAAAGGTTGTTGAGAAGAAAGAAATTGATTATCTTAAAGAAATAGCTGAAAGGATTGATAAAAATGGACACGATCGCAACAGTGGTAGATCAAGTGCCGGAAACGATAAAAACGGTGATTGATTGTATAGTGTATATAATTGTCGGCGTATCGGGTTTATTCAACCTGATACGGAGAAGTAGAAACTAAACTTGGGGGCCCCATTATACTTGATATAATGGGGTTTAGTGACACCGTCTGACGAAAAAGAAAGAAAGATTATGAAAACAGCATACCAGTATAACTTGGCTCAAAACCCGAAGGCGGATATTCAAAGAAGTACTTTTCGTATCCCGCACAGCCATAAGACTACCGGCAACGCCGGTTACCTCATCCCTATTTTTCAGGCTGAAGTTTTGCCTGGTGATACTTTCCGAATGGAAGGCACAGTATTTGCCCGACTGAGTTCGGCACTGGTGCCTCCTATGGATACATTGTATCTTGACACATTTTGGTTTTATGTGCCGTATAGGCTCGTATGGAGAAATTGGAAAAAATTCTGTGGAGAAC